CTAATATCTCTAGTATTTCCTGTGCTTCTACTTTCTCTTCTGTGTATCAGGGTCGTGGTTGGATAGGTTCCAACTCCTACATTAGATACTTGTGCGTAAAGTAAAATAGAGGAAGTACCAGTGGGAACCTCGTAAATCTTCTGTTCCCCTGGAGCCACAGGAACAGCAACCGTAAGAAACTTATTGACTGGTGCGATTGCCATCTTATTTTATCATCCTCCCAAAGCAAGTATCAGTGGTGTTAAGTTTGCTTGTATCGCTCGGTTAAAGTCTCTTCCAGAAATAGTTGAAGTAGTTTGGTCAATAGTTAGTCCTTGCCCAATTCTAAAGTTTCCTTTTTGGTCGGTGCTAGTAAATGGAACTTGCCCACCGTTTATAGCAACAACTTCATTTTCAGGAATAGGTACACCACCCTGGAAGGGGTTTGCTCTATTTATGTCTGTACCAGCACCCACATATTCAAAAGAATGGGAACTAGTAATGATTCTACTAAGTCTTCTAAATGAAACACTTACACCAGCACCAACTGTGTAAGGTACGAATTCGTTAAATGTAACAGTAGTAATACCTGTGGTTGTTGTTGGTTCTGTTGCAGTACTTACTGTATATAGAATAGGATCAGTAACTGCTTCAAGAATTGCTCCACCAGAACCAGAAACAGTAATTGTAATGTCTTGTTGGTTAGAACCACTACCTGGTGGGAGGAAATTTCTACCACTAGAAATAATATCAACAGAAGTGATAGATCCATCAGTACCAACGTTTGGAGAAAGTTCTGCTAGAATACCTTCAGGACCAAATGGTGACGAGACTGTAAGGATTGGTGGTGCTGCTGCAATATATCCAGAACCACCATTAGTAACTTTAATTGATCTAATTGTTCTTAGTGGTTCTGTAACAATACCACTCTTGGTTCCAGTATCAGTATAGTCATCAAGATTTATCTTGAAGAAAACTCCTTGCCCGTCAAATGGTTTTCTTATATTTGATTCTTCGTCCCTTACACCAAATACAGAATAAGTGTCTTGTTCAGCAGAAACTGCTGCTCCAGTTGTAATACCAGTAAACTCATCAGCACTAGTTCCATCAGCATATAAACCATAATTACCAAATGATGAGTTTGAGTTTGTTAGGTCAGTCTGTCCACCACTTCCTGCAAAAATAGCAATATCAGTATTGATAGTAAAAATTGAGACTAATTGTGCATATGCTTTATTAGTAATAGAAACACCAATACCATTCTGATTGTAGTTTGTGTATGAGTCAACAACCATACACTTCAAATCTTGACCAAGATTATTGGTTCCAGAGAAAGCAGCATTTACGTGGTTGCCGTCAACTTTCATACCAATACTACTGGTTGCGAAGTTCGTAACGTTGCGAACATATGGAGATCTCCATCTACCACTTGGTCCCTCATTCGCTGGACCAGCAGCAACATAACCACTATTTTGGGACGCTGCTCCTGTTGGTGGGAAGGCAACCATTGCCGCACCGGTATGTGCAATCGCCACACTAGTTCCAGCAAAGTTCATGTTTTCAAGAAGACAACCACGTCTTACGTGGAATAAGTCTTGTGTTGGATTGAGAGGAACAACAGTGACCAATCTCAAATCCTGACCAGATACTGAAACATCAGTTCTTAGTCCAATAGGATTATTCTCGAAATATGTACCAGGTCTTACATAGATGGTGTCTCCATCTTGAGCAACAGCAGCAGCGCCACCGATAGTTGCCTTAGCATCACCTTCAAGCAGACCAGAGTTGTTATCATTGCCATCTTTGGTGACGTATAGAATATTCTTTGTTTCAACACCAGCAGGTCTCCAGGATACCCCAGAACCAACAGAAGCAAGTCTATAATCTGTCTTAGCAATACTTACTCCAGTGTCTCCGTTGATATCAATAAGAGTGGAGTTGAGTTTAATAGAACCATCAAAAACACTATTACCATCAACCTTAAAAGCACCGTGGACAGTTGCAGCACTACCAACAGTGAGACCACCACCAACAGTGACTGTATTTGTAGCGGGGTTATACTTGATACCACTATCGACTCTTACAGTTTCACTTACTTGACTGGTTGAGTTTTCAACAAATGGGATAAAATAATCTTGGTTTGATAAAGTTTGAGTTGTCTGAATGAAGGTAGCAATACCTGCTCTACCAGCGTTTGTTGAGAAACCTGCTTCCGTAGCAAAACCAGACTGCCTAGCAAACGTAGCAATACCTGCTAATGTTGCAAAACCAGCCTGTCTAGCAAATGTAGCAATACCAGCGATTCTTGCAAATGTAACAATACCAGCAGTTTTAGCGTAAGTAGCAATACCAGCAAGATGTGCATATGTCGCAATACCAGATATTGTAGCAAAACCTGCTTGTCTAGCGAATGTAGAAACTCCAGCAAGGTGAGCATACACTGCTGTTGTCGCTGTTCCTGTAATATTATTATTATGAACCCTCAATGGGGCATCTATTCTAACCAGTTGAGTAAACGTTGCTAAACCAGATACCCTTAATTGATCTCTGAATAATGCAATACCACCAACATCAAGAGAATTTTGTGGTGATATTACATTGATACCAACATTAACTGTAGTATGAATACCGGCACCATTCTTAGTCCAGTGGTCTATAATATCAATATCGACAACATTAGGATCACTGCCGTTTACGGTAGCATTTACGACATCTCCACCACTTCTAGTTCCAATAAAGTTTAATGTCGTGAATGAACCTAGTCCAACATTAACACCTTCATTCTGAACGAAAACACCATCTTGATTTGCATTTGGTGGAGCAAAAACCCATCGGATACCATTAGCATCACGTGATAGATAGTATCCACTATTACCACCGGGATAGTTAACGGAGTCAAAAATATTACCAACGATTCTTACAGAATTACCGATATCAAGAAGTTGTTCTGGTAAGGTGCTACCAATACCAACACTTCCAGCACGAGGACCAGAAGCAAAACCAACCAAATAGTTAGTCCCATTTTCATTAGTTAATTCAAATCTTTGTCTAACAGTTGCTATACCGACATCAATATTTTCAACATCCAGAGTCCCAGCAATGTTAACATCAGTCAGGAAAGTTGCTGTGGAACCAACTGATACTGTGGAGAATGTTGCTAAATTTAAGAATGTGGAAAATCCACTTACATTTAAATTATTAAGTGATGTTTGACCATTGACAACTAAGTTATCTACAGCAAAGTTATCAGTATCAAAATCAAAATCATAGTAAAGAGTGCCGTATATGTATACGTCTTTGAAGAACTTAGCGTCCTCATTAAAATATGCTTCTTTTCCGGTTACTGTGATATGATTTGACATTTATTTAATCTATACAGGCAATTCTACGAAGTCTATAATCTCTGTAAGAACATCAGCAACACCAAGTCCTAGAGCATCTTGTATTACCTCAAAACCAACAAATGAACCCTCAAATACCTGAGCTAAAAGTGTTTGGTCTGGAGGGACCGCATTTCCTGCTACTCCAGACTGATCAATAACGGGTCCTTGTATCTTAATGTGAGATGCATCAAGAATCATATCATTTCCTGCTACAAGTTCAAGATCTCCATCAGAATCAATTACGACATGGTGACCACTTATACGAATAGTTCCTGTTCTGTCTGCAGTTATTGATATATTACCACGTCTCGCATGAATTAAAATATTTTCACTTTTATCATCAGACAGTTCTCCAGCAACCACTTCAATGGATTCATCACTGTTTATCAGGATTTTTCCAGCCTCTGTGAAGTCAACTGACGATTTCAATTGTTTATCAGATACTGTATATAAAAAATAGTTAGAAGCACCCAAATATCCATACATAGGGTGAGACACTTCCACCCTAACTTTTGGGTTGTAAGAAATACATTCCCTTAAGTAGAAATTTACATTTTCTGGTGGACGGTTATTCATTTAAGTAATACAGTCAATAACACTCTTAACATCTTGCGTATCATCAAGTGGTGGTCTTTCCGCTAATTTAGCAACAAGTATTGCTCCAGAACCAGTATCAGTAATGACCTCAATTACGGGAATGTTGGTTACATCTTTTCTATTTATTGGAGACTCTACAGGATTAACTTTTACAATAGAACCAAATTGTATTTGAAGTTCATACTCATTTCCTTGATTATCTTTTGCAGTATCTCCAACCTCATATCCTTGTCCTGGATTGATAATTGTTACAGTATCAACAATATATGGTGGTACTGTAGTTTCTTGAACTGGATAATTTTCCCCTTCTGATACAATGTAAATATTTTCCACTTCCCCATTTTCATTAATCTCTGCTTTAGCAACTGCACCATATCCCTGTTCACAGTTGTCTACAACTTCTACATATGGTGGATATGTATACCCACTTCCAGGGTTTGTTACTTGAATATCAATAATACTTGCTGTATCATCAAACAAAGCACCAAAAAGTGGAACTGCTTCTGCTCCAGTTCCACCTCCACCAAAAATATTAACGGTGGGTGGATTACAAACTACTGGTATTCCTGCATAACAAGAACCAAGGTCTCCAATAAAGTCTGGATCACTTATAGTTCCACTTATAATATCATATGCTCCAACAATATCTTGAACACCATCTAGTGGGAAACCAGCAGCTTGTGCTGCCGTTGATATTGCGTTAGCAGTGTTAGCGTCTCCAATAATCTTTTCCAAGTCTGGTGCATCCTGAGATGCAGGACCATATCCTAGTCTGTATTTACAGGCACCATACTTGTCTTTTTCTATTACCTTACTACAAGACTGAAGACCAAGTGCACCTAGAAGTGCATCAATACCACTTCTCAACAAACCTTCAACACTAAAGTCCTCGAAGAACTGTAAGATTTTGGCGATTCCTTCTATTGCTGGTAGTAACGCATTATCAATAAGATCGATAATACCATTAACAATTGCACCAACAGTTTGGTCTCCAACACAGTCAACAAAGTTGATAACATTGTTAGCAATAGATGACAGAATATCTTTTACAAACTCTGCTACTTTACCTATAATTTGGTTTACAATACAACCAATTAAATCTTGCAATACTTTTACAGGTATAACCATAGCAGTTTGTGCTGCAACTCCAGCCGCATGAGCTATAGCTGGATTTCCAGTTGCCAATAAAGTTGGATTGTATACTGACCAATACAACATATCAAGACCCTGCTGGAGGATTGGTGTCATAGTGTTCATTAAACTAGTGACCATACCACTAATAAGTTTAGTGGATACCTCAGTTATTTTCTTTGTTACAACATCAATTTCTTCATTTATCTTATATCTGTAATATTCAAGACCTGCATCGAATTGTGCTTTTAAATCTTGCATAAAAGCAACAAACCCTTCAACGGCGATTTTAATTTTAGTAATTACGCCTTTACTACCCTTTGAATCTTCACCTTCAGTTCCACATGGTAGACTTATTACTTTTCCATCCGAAGTTCTTCTTGCTGCTGGATTTGCTGGATCTGCACCTTTAGCATCCGTTACACTAACACCTCTTGGAGGTTCAGCAGTAGCAATATTTTGGTCTCCAGACTCACTTTTTTTGAGAGAATATGATGATGGTTCTTTAATATATTGATTATATCCAGAAAATGGTGCGAATGGTAGTGGTTCACCACCTTTTATAGCATCAACTGAGTTAGCAAACGCACCCATGATGACTGGATGTTGACCATCTGCTCCATCCAGGAAGAAACCAATTACAGTATCACCAGGGTTAAAACGAACACTCTTAAATGTATTTGCAGAACCTGTACCACTGCCGGGTGGGAGCATCACATGTGCCCAGGGCAAGTCCTCATTACTCAACTCTGCCTCAGTATATGGGTGATACCCCATAATACGAACTTTATATCTTACACCCCAACCACCACCAGTACCCTGAAAACCCCAAGATTCTACTGGAGGAATTTGTCCTATCCACCATACAAATCCATCTCTACCCAAAAAGTTTGTTTTAAGATTTTCCATTTAAATACTAAACGTCTCCAAACGTATCTCTAAGCAACTTCAATGATGTAAGAGATTGTGTACCATCGAAATAATGGCATAGTTCCTTTATCATATATAGACCACTATTCTCACGGTCAAATTCTTTATTATTTGAAGAGATTTTTAGGAAATTGCATTTGATAACACTTCCAGCCCTTAAAGATAAATTCAAAGGTACAGTCATAGTAAGTGTCTGCATAAACAAGTAATTATATCTAAACAGAGCATCTCTTTGATAATATTTGGCGTTATTTCCCATATCATAACTAACATCTTTTTCTAAACTTCCAATATCAAGAACAGAAGTTACAACTCTGCTTGGTACGTTAGCAAAATCAAAATTTCCAGAACCAAATAGTTTTGGAATTTCTGGAGGGTCTCCAAGAAAGGTTGCATTTTTTGCAAAATCATTTATTGTTCTTTTACCTTCAGCAGATTTAGAAAACTCACAAAGGTATGGGTCATACTGTGCAAAGAATGATGCATAGGTTCCCATTCTCAGTTTTTCTAATAAGTCATTATTTCTATCGATAGAATACGACAGTATTCTATTATCTGTTGACTTTTCGTAATTTTGGTCTTCCTGATGGTAGTATGTATATTTTGGATTTGCCTTACCAGCAATAATCAACTTATCAATAGATCTGAAATTATATCCATCTATAGTCTCATAGAAAAAATATCCAGGAACACCGGTGTCTGGGACAGTCTTTGATGCTAACATGGTTAGAACATCAAAGGGTCTCTTCAAATTTCCTATAAAACCATACTGATTACTAGCATTATCAGATGTTAATGTTTTCTGTGACTGTAAACTCTCTTTTATAATATTGCTTATATGATCGGTTACTTGAGCCCTTGAATATTTTTTATAGAGTCTGGTAGTTTCATTAGTGATTGCCTCTCTTGAAACCAACTTCAATACAAATGTTTCTCTTTGCCCTTCTCTGATAACATTGTTAATCTTGGAAACATACAATGGTTGATCGAGAAGGTCAATACCATCTTTATTAGTATCACTATTACCGGCAATTTTTATAAATACTCTTTCACCACCTCTAAGAGGAAGACCACTGTATATTGATTGAAATGACCCATCTTCAGTTTTAATTGAACCACCAGTGTTAGTTACAGTAACTTCTACTGCAATAGTTGGTGAGAAAAGATCCTCAAAATATCTAATAGCAACCACGCCAAGTTTCATGTCGATGGTTCTTTTACCATCTCCAGACTCTATCAGAATTTCTTCGTATATTGATGCGTCTCTTGCAGCCATTTATCCCACACTAGAGAGGTACTTATTTCTTTTATCACTACTATTTACACTACTAGTAGCAAGAACTATATTTCCACCACCAGAAGAAGGTTCACTAATAGTTCTAGTTTCTACTACTTTGTTGTTTATGAGAATAGTATTTGTCTTTGGTTTTTGTCTAGATTCTTGTAAGGCAGTAGCAAGCATATTATTATATTCTAGTTTTGATGAACTAATCACATCCCCAATTCTTGGAGATTTTTCTGGGTCTCCGCCAGCATATGCTCCCTCCTTAGAATCATCTTTCATCGTATAGTTACTAACTTTTTGGGGATCTGAAGGTTTTGTTTGTCTAGCTTTGGGAAGATTGAGTGGTGCTGCACCCCCAGATCTGATAGGAACTGGGATTGCTCCTGGAGGATTACTTGTAATAAATTGGTTATCTTGGTCTGTACCACGCCAGACGGAACCAGGAATTATTCCATTAGCATCTGCCTGAATATTATTTGTTGGATCTTCATCACTATTAACACCTCTAACTGTTGCTGGGCTACCCCTAAACTCTAGAGCACCACCAACAAATTTTGCTGCACTTGCTTGTCTAGCAGGGTCAGTCATAAGACTGATAACCCTTAACAAGGATGCTTCACTTTGACCAGACCATGCAGATGCTTCTCCTAGAGAACGTATTGATTTAAATGCCGCACTACCTCTAGTATACACACCTTGAAACTGTTTAGGAGCACCAAGAACATCAGTATAGTTGTTACCATATCCAGGAGCAGCAACTCTATTAGCAACTACCTGTAGCATATCAGCATATCCCTGGTCACTATTACCTTCTGTGGTAAGTGCGGCAGCGATACGATACATCTCAGCAGATTTTGGATCTGGAAGTTGTGCTGAACCTCCTCCAGGATCTGATCCACCACCATCACCACCATCACCACCATCGCCACCACCATCATCTGGTTTAGGTATATCGAACAAATCTAGACCAAGTAACTTATTAATATCTTGTCTCAACATCATAACTACAGAGTCTACAGAGTTATTCATCTGAACAAAGGCATCTTTCATTCTATCCATACCTTTTTCCGTTGCTCTCTTAATAGCAAGAAAATCAAACCTACCAAGTCCAGAGGCAATTTCATCAACCATGTCCCCAAAACTTATCAAGAAGTTCTGAAGACCTATTCTAAAATTATTGAGAAGTTCAAAGTATTTCTTCATCCTTTCAATCAACTTCTCTGCTGCTTTAATAATACCAGGCAGATTAGTCAGAGCCCATCCAACCAACAAAGTCCCAAGGAAATCAAGTATTCTTCCCAAGAAACCTCTTGTGCTATTTGCAACAACAGTAGTTGATCTAGATATTGCACCCCTAATGGATGATGCTTCTACGATATCTTCTCTTTCTTTTCTTCTTGCCGATTCTCTTCTAAAGTTAAACGCTTTTATACTCGCAGAAAATGATTTTCTCTTGTCTCTAGTAGATTCAGTTATTGTTGTCCCAACTTTTCTAGCAGAATCTCTTGCCCTAAGAAGACTCTTATTGAGTCCAGATAGAGACTTATTGATATTCTTTACATTGATGGAAGAACGGTATGCCATTTACTTATGCGAACCCTGCATTGTAGACAAGTTGTGAGGTGGTCAGATAGAAATTATCACCTTGTGAAGTTGGAATTTGTGGTAGATAATTAGCAGCGCCCAAGTTTGTATTTCTCTGAACACCACCAGCACTAGCAGTTGACTCACTATTAATTACAGTTACACCACCAGAATTATTATCTGGATTTTTATAAGACTGAAGTTTATCATCTTCGGGTTTCTTCGGTCTTATTTTTGGAACATCAATAAGTGGTTTTCCATCAAAAGCGGCACCAAATATATCAATTGAAGTTCCTAGTTCTGGAATTTTTTCCTCAACACCACTTTCTCTGTATATTTTTTTAAATACTTGAGATCCAATGATAGCAGAAATACCTGTAACAAGTCCTTGTATTGCTTTTAACCTAGGACCTAATAGAACATTACCAAGAATTTGTGCTGTTTTAGCGGCAGTGGCGGCACCGGTGGTAGAAGAAGTTGTTTCACCGACACTTGAACCAAGCAAAAATTCAAATGCCATAGTCCAAAGTGCAGTGGATCTAAAAGTTCCTGGTCCAGGTTTAGTTGTTCCAGGTTTAGTTGTTCCAGGTTTAGTTGTTCCAGGTTTAGTTGTTCCTCCAGGTGATGTTGGTTTTGAAGGTCTTGTTGGTTTTGCTGGTGGTGTTTTTGCTGGTGGTGTTTTTGGCGCTGCCTTTGGTGCTAAACCTAAACCTTTTGCTATCCCTTTTACACCTTCTTTTACAAGATTTATCAGTGCATTGACTGGTCTTAGTAATAAGTTCCTGAATACAGAACTACCAAGTTTAACACCTATTCTAGTGATATAACCAAGTATAGTGGTTAGACCACCACTAAACAATAGGAATATACCAGTTACAACGCCAATATTCTTCAAGAACTTTTGCTTCAGTTCTTCAAGTCGTTCTTTATCACCAGATATTAAAGCACTAATTGTAGATAGTGCTATATTTCCTAGGAAACCTGCTAGGAGAATCATAAAGAAGTTCCCTAATCTACCTAGGGTAAATCTTGCTTTATCTCCAACCTTTCTAATAGGCTTCAAAAGAGAAGATTGCATCTTACGTTCAACAACACTCTCCTTACCTTCTTTGAGTTGTTGTTCTGCAAGTATTTGTTCTTGTCTTTGTTTTTGTGCCTCTCTTGCCTGGTCTAGTGCCGAGTCTTCTCTAACTCTTTGAGCAATACCGTCTAATGAAGCACTTAAGACAGCAACCTGATTACTTAAATTTATCAGTGAGGAATTGATATTATCAAAAGCAAGTCTATTTTGCTGCAGCGCAAGAGTAGTCCTATAATCCTCCCTTGGTTGTTGCTCTTGGGGACGATTTAGAAAAGAGAAAGAGGAAACTCTAGATCTTCTTATTCTTAGTAAACCACCTGCGATTGGCGATGAAAACTCAGCCATTTAGTTCAGCTTGCTGTTGTTTTAAATTTTCTTCCTCAATATATTGTTTTAGGAAAGTAAGATAAACTTCTCTTTCCCAAGGTATCATATTTTCTAACTCAGTCAATGAGTATTTATGATGTTGCATCAAGGCAAAATTTATCTTAAAGTATGACTCAAGATCTTCATGAGCCATACCTATGCGAAAAAAGCGTTTAGTCCCTCCAAGACAATATCATTTTCAACTTTTGTATTTGGATTTAGTACCTTAATACTATGAGTCAACTTAGGCATTGTCTCAAAGAAAGTTTCAATCTCCTTGAACTGCTTTGAACTCAACTGCTCAAGAAACTCTTTCAGTTCTTTCTTAGAACAATCCGCTGCTGACCATGACTCTTCTTCAGAATAAACTTGTTCAATACAAGAAGAGATTAAATCAAATGTGCTATCAATATTGAGTTGTTCTGTACTGAAGTTATTCTTGATAAACTCTTCCATTGATGGATATTTCATTCTCAAAATGAGATCATTATCTAGTACAATGTCTCTTTTGTGATCTTTTCCAGTTTGAACCTTAATATCATCCAAGTTAATTACCACAGGAACTTGAGTGGTCTCATCGTCTGGACAAGTGACGATAACTTCTACTTCCTCACCAACAGACTTTCCTCTGATATTCAAGAACAAATATTCAATATCAAATGTAGATAGTTGCTCAATCTTAACACTTCTAGTTAAGATGCAGTTAGAGATAACTTCTTTAACTGCGTTGGTAATTTGCTTATCATCCTCACTTTCCATTGCGATGATAAGAATTTTTTCTTCTCTTACAAGAAAGGGGCGATATTTAATTTTCTTTCCATTGGAAGGTAGTTCCAACTCATAAGTTGGTGTAGAGATTTTTGGTAAAGGCATAACAACCCAAAAAGTTCAGTTAAGAATATTTATCCAGGTCCGTAAGGGCTATCGTAGACTAAGCCTTGATTAAGTGCTTCAGCATAAGTCATTCCGGAAGGAATATACACAACACCACTACCACTATTAGCACCAGATGATACTGGAACATATTGTGCCTCGCTACTACTAGATTGGGGTGGTGGTGTATTAGATTGTTTATTATTATCAGATCCTGTATGAACAGAGTAACTATCGGATCTACCACAAATATATCTGTCATAACTAAAACGAACAGATGCTTTCAATATCTCAGAACCCTCATACTTTATTGTAGTTGATGATAGGTCTCTTGGGAACAAACCCCAAAAAGTATATTCAATATGATTATTATGGTCTCTATCAAATTTAATAATTTTTGTTTGATTTGATTTGTAATCTGATGGATATTCCATTCTAAAGAAATAATCATCAGACGCTTTTCCAGGTCCATGAACAGAACCATTGGAAATAAATTCCATCCAATGTTCTAAAAACTTGAGTGTTTTATATTCTTTATCAACATAAAATTCAAGACCTATCTCCGTAAATAATCTTGTGTGAGCCATATTCTCAACGATTCCCATAAAGTTTCCCTTAATATTAGCAGTAGCAAGAGAACTTCCTGGTAAGGAAGCAGAATAACAAAGAAGTCCTGAAGTTTCAGAAATAAATCTATAATCGACATTACGAACAGCTAGGTGCTGACTTAAAAGTAGAGGAAGACCACCAAAGATAACTTGATAATGAGTTGTCTGAGCCAGGTTTGTTAACGCTGGTTTGAAATCCGATATCCTTCTTGGTGTAGGTGCTGCCACTCTAAATACCTTATACGATTCTTTATATTATTAGTTATTTAGATGTCATATAAGGGTAAATACCAACCTTCAAATCCGAAAAAATATAAAGGTGATCCAAGTAATATAGTATATCGTTCCCTCTGGGAAAGAAAATTTATGAGATACTGTGACTTGACTGAAAGTATTTTGGAATGGGGAAGTGAAGAAATGTATGTGTGGTATAAGTCTCCAATAGACAATAAACCACACAGATATTTTCCAGACTTCTATATCAAAGTACAAGAGTCATCTGGAAGGATAAAAAAATATATTATTGAAATTAAACCATTGCGCCAAACTGCTCCCCCAGCAAAACCAAAAAGACAAACTAAAGGTTACTTACGTGAGGCATATGAATATGCTAAAAATCAGGCAAAGTGGGAAGCAGCAAAAGAATGGTGTCTTGATAGAGGTTATGAGTTCAGAGTCTTTACTGAGAAAGAATTAGGTATCAAGTAATGGCAAAAAGACCCACAGATACAGATACAAACGTAAACCGAGTCCGTGGGATAAGT